TACCGCCAAAAATAGTCCATTGATCGTGCAGCCAAGCTCTATTCTGTAAACTGTTGCTTACTATGTACTTATGTATCTATTACTAATTAGAATAATTCTAAAAAGGGTGACCCTTTTATTGTGTAACTTGTTGTGTACTAACTACTTACGGCACAAAGGGTGGGGCGGTGGGGGTCGAAGTCCAAGTTGACGTTTACTAATAGTATATATAAACTGCCCCCTAAAAAAATGGCAAGCTAATAGCCCACAAGGTAGCACCTACTATTGACATCTCTTATTTATATTTATAGTTGTATGTTATAGTCTGGTATAGGTCTACAAAAATTTGTAAAGGCTTTTACCAAAATTTGTAAAGGCTTTTAAAAATGTCAGAAGATATTAGCATAGATTTAGAGAAGGCGGAGTTAATGTCTTACATCAATGATGCTATTACTGAAATAGCTGCGGACAAAGAGTTATCTAAGGTAAACAGTATATCTAGAAACAATCCAGAAAAGGTTGCTAAGATACTATATCTATCTGCTTTAGGTGTGTCGCAAACCTCAATAGTTCGCAAATGCAACTACAATAGGCACACAGTAATTAATGTGCTTGTGGACTATGCGGATTACAAGCATCAGTTTAGAGATCTTGGAGGTAAGCTATCTGCAAAATCTTATTTAAATTTAGAAAGCCTAGAAGAGGATATGGTGCAAGTGGTGCGCGAAAGGATGCAAACTGGGGAGTACGAGCCTTCGGCAAAGGACATCAAAGACATTAGTATTGCAAAAATGAACTCCAGTAGACAGGCATTAACTGCTAGGGGTGAGGTAAGTGCTATAACAGAAAGCAGAAATGCTGTTACCCAGGAGGACTATGAAGATACTTTAAAAGCTGCTAGAGAAAGAATTGAGCAACTTAAAAAGGTCGAGGAGGTTATAGATGAGTAATTCTATCTTGGATTCCGAATTTAATCCCATTTTGGATAAAGTAAAAGCGATGCTAAGTGAGCATTACATTAATTATTATTTTATAGTAATGGATGAGGGCGGAAATACATATCACGACTTTACAAATATACCTATAGCAAAAATGTTAGTTCAAGAGGGTGCAGACCAAATAAATCAAACTTACAAAGAAATAGATATAGAGTGGGAAGAAGAATAAGATGGAGTTAGTATTTACAGACCATCCGTTTATAAAATCTCCCTCTGATGAAGAGATAATATTATTAGCTGAGAATGATCCTTCATTGCTAAAATCCTTATACGAAAGTCACGAAGGTAGAATAAAAGCATCCCGGGAAGATCCTCTTCGCCACGGGTTTAATTTAAAGGGTTGGCAGAGAATAGAAGATGGTTTGCGAGATCACAATGAAGTTTTGGCACTAGGGGGAAACAGAAGCGGAAAAACAACCGGGTGTGCAAAATTAATAATGCAAGCTGTAGTAAACAATATGGATGGTCATATTGTTTGTTTTTCTCAAAACGAAGATACATCAATTAAAATACAACAAGCTGCGGTTTGGGAGATGATGCCCAGGGAGTTCAAACGCAAAACAAAAAGCACAGAGGGGTATATTAATTATTCTATGCAAAATGGTTTTACCGCAAAATCATTTATCTTTCCAGATACTAGAACTAGGGTAGATTTTAAAACATATACACAGTTTAGTAATAATCACACGCTACTAGAAGGATTTGAGTTTGGTTTTAACAATAGTAGCAGTTTAAACATTGGTGCTTGGCTAGATGAATACTTGGGGGATTCAACATTAGTAGATACATTAAGATTTCGTTTAGCTACTAGAAACTCAAAGATGTTAATTGGATTTACTCCAATCGATGGCTATACACCGTTTATATCTGATTATTTAAAGAACGTAGAAACCATTCAAACCAAGCCTGCAAAATTATTAAAAAACAAAGAAGTACCAATAAAGCAGTATAGTCCAGATAGAGATGCTTCTATTATTTATCTGCATTCGGATGAAAACCCATTTGGTGGATATACTCGTATTGCAAAGGACTTAAAAGGTAGAAGTGACGAGGATATAATGGTTCGTGCATATGGCGTTCCAGTTAAATCAATGACATCTCTGCTACCATTGTTTAATACTGAGATCAATGTACTATCTGATAAACCAAACAAATACGGAAAAACCTTTCCAGATATATCCAATAAACAATCATTTAGTTGCTATCAAGTGGTCGATCCCGCTGGAGCTAGAAACTATGTCGCAATATGGGCTGCAGTTAATGAAAGAGGTGAAATCTATATACGCAGAGAATGGCCCGACCGTCTTGCATTTGGTGAATGGGCAAATTTTGGTGACCCCAAGTGGAAATATGGACCAGCTTCTAAAAAAATTGGATACAATGTCGCAGGATATGTAGAGTTGTTTGAAGAAGTAGAAAAAGATTTAGATGTTGAAGTAATAGAGCGCATAGGGGACTCCAGATATTTTGCTAGAGAAAATGAAAACAATGATGATTTGTTTACCTCTTTCTATGATTATGGAATGCATTTTGTTCCTTCGGATGGTAGGGGCGAAGAAATGGGAATAAGTGCTTTAGACGATTGGTTTAATTATAATCCAAATCTCGATATAGATGAGGCTAATCAGCCTCTCTGCTATATTCACGAAGATTGTGGTAATCTTATAGATAGTTTAATTAATTACAATGCTCGCGGAAAAGCTGACGAAGCATTAAAAGATTTTTTTGATGTAATACGATATTTAAGGATGTCTAATTCTGGCGAAGGTCCAGATCACATAACAGATAAAAGTTTATCTGCAACAAATAATACGCAAGGAGGCTACTAATGGCTAAGAAAAGATTGACAGATCTATGTAGGGAATATGGAATTCATTTTAGTGAAGCAAAAGAAATAGTTGAATTTGAATTTGAAGAATCTATGGTAACAGGAGTTGGTAAAAACACCTGGATTAACGAAAAGGGGCAAGCCTTGTTTGACGACCTTGTACCTATTGATATAATCTATAGAGGTAGGGTATTAAATCCCGCACCAAACAATAGTTATGTTATAGCTTATATAAAAGAACTTACACGAAAAGTTCCTGTAAAAGTTCCTATGCGCTATCAAAAACAATTAACAAATAAAATTATTCACATACAAGCAGATAATACTGGACCAAATGCCAAGTATACTTGGATGCAAACACCAAGAAGTCATAATTTAAAATTCTATGGATAGCAAATCAAACTACGAAGGACTTACATATGTAGATTCAGAACCAAGTGTAGAAACTTTGCGTGACGCATATAGCGAAACTGTAATAAACCTAGAAGGATATTTTGAGTTATGTAGAAACTCCTACGATGATAGGAGAAACGAATGGGCTGGCAAAAGTCGGGATCATCGTAAACACGGATCAGATGCTTTTCCGTGGGAAGGTGCTGCGGATATGGAGGCTCATACTATTGATGAACGTATAACACGCTTAGTTTCTTTGTTTATGTCTGCACTTAATCGTTCAAATGTTCGTGCATTCCCGGTAGAAGCTGGAGATATGGCTAGATCGGTAGTTGTTTCTGGATTTTTAAAATGGATGGTATCAAGCGGATACATTCCTAGATTCAAAAGAGAAATGGAGCTTGGGGCAAATTACCTTTTAGAGCGTGGTTTGCTTTTAACTTATGTAGGATGGCACAGAGAAGACAGAAGATTTCTTCAAGAGCTGTCTTTAGAGCAAATTGCAGAAAATAGTCCAGAATTAGCAGAGTCCATTGTGTCTGGAGTAGCTGATAATGAGATAGTTGCATTAATTATGGCTGCTTTTGAAAATATTAGCGAGTCCAGAGCAAAAAAAGCATTAAAGGAATTAAAGAAAACTGGTAGAGCTGAACTACCTATAGTTCGTAGACAAATTGATGCCCCAGATGTAAAAACATTAGCTCCAGATGGAGATTTTTTCTTTCCTTCCTATGTAACAGATCCACAAAGAGCACCATATTGCTTTTGGAGGACTTATTATACTGCGCAAGAGCTTGAAAATAAGGTAGTTACAGACGATTGGGATAAAGATTTTGTAGATTATATTATAAATCATTATCGTGGTGCTAGTATAGATGTTACTAATCGTGAAGAAAATTTATCAAGAAGTTCTACTTTAAATAATAGTGCTTATGAATCTGATGATTTAATTGAGCTAGTATATGGATATCAAAGACTTATAGATCGTGAAGATGGCTCTGAAGGTATATATTGTACAGTATTTCATAAAGATTTTAGTGGTAATGAACAAGCTCCAGGTTATGCAAAATTTGAACTACTTAATGGTTATGAAGACTACCCAGTTGTAGTAACAAAACTTTCCGAAGATAGTAAGAGATTATACGACACTCCAACTATTCCAGATGTTCTTCGTGGAATTCAAAACCAAGTAAAGGTGGAGCGTGATTCACGAATAGATAGAAATAGCATTGCTACATTGCCACCTATACTTCATCCAGTAGGTCAAGCACCTAATGATTGGGGACCGGGTCGAATGATTCCTTATCGCAGAAAGGGAGATTTAGATTTTGCACCTGCTCCATCAATGAATACTGGTTCTATTGAAATAGAACAAACTATGGAACAACAAGCAGATAGGCTTTGTGGCTTAGATGAAAATTCACAAATTAGCCAAGTTCGTCAGCAATTTTTAGTAGACAAGTTTTTGCAGCACTCCGCAGAAGTTTTACGAATGTGTTATCGTTGTTTTCAAAGGTTCGGACCAGATTCAATATTCTTTAGAGTAACTGGAGTTCCAGATGCACAAACTTTTGATAAGGGAGATCCAAATGAAAATTTTGATATTATTGTAAATTACGATGTCCTCAATTCGGATACAGAATCTCAAAAAGAAAAACTTGACCAAATCGTATCGCTTACTCAAATGGATCGTAGCGGTAGGATTAATATTGACAGATTGCTTGATACAGTTGCTAATGCAATTGACCCAGTACTTGCGGATAGTATTTTGCAACCTACAGAAGTGGCACAGCAACAAGTTGTAAATAAAGTTACAGATGATTTATCTAAAATTTATTCTGGTATAGAAGTAAATGCACAACCAAATGGAGCGCAAATTGCATTGCAACTCATACAAGAGTATGCCCAGCAACCAGACATTCTACAAAGACTTCAAAGTGATCAGTCTTTTGCTGCTCGCCTCGAAAAGTATTCTGCTCAGTACACATTCCAATTGCAACAAATGGAAAATGCAGAAATTGGAAGACTTGGTACTGCTCCAGCAGAAATGCAATCTCCAGAAGGATAAAATGGCAATAAATAATAAAAGTGCCTTAGACTTCTCTATTGATAGGGCAAAAGCTATTAGAGAATTTAAAACTATTGATTCTATAAATTCTTTGCCTTTACCAAGAGAAATGAAAGCAATTATGTACGGTAATATAAAATATGAAAGCGACAATTCCTTTGATATAAATAAATTAGAAAGATTAAAACCAGGAGTAAATAGAGGAAAAGGAAAAGGGTTATTTCAAAAAACTGGAGAAACAAGAAGAAATTACGAAGATTATTTAGATAGAAATAATTTAGAAAATAATGAATTAAGTGAAGTTCTTTATTATTCTGATGCTATGCTAGGTAGGGATAAAATATCTGGAAGTTATCTTGGTCCATCATATATGCAAGATTATAGAGGATTTTTTGAAGGAAAACCATCAGGTATAAGAGGCGGTAGACACGGAATACCTAGAAAATCATATCAACCAGTATTTAATGATATGCACGAACATTTTGTTAATTTTATGATGAATCCACTGCCAGACGCTAGAGAAAAATCTATGCCTACTAGGTTGCAATATAGTAGACAAGCATTAGAAAATATATTTACTGATTAAATATGCAAATACAAGATGACATAAAAGCTTTGCAACAGTATGATTTTTTTGCAAGGTTTATAAATTTAATACATCAATTTCGCGAGGAGTGCATTGAAGAAATGCACAAAGCTTCGTCGGATGAAATACAACAACTTTCTGGTAGAATAATAAGCTACGATCAAATATTACAAATGGTGGATTTTGATAAAATTAGACAATATCACCAAGAGTCTCTCAACAGGTAGTTTACACTACTGTTAAAATATAAACATCGCTATCGCTCAAGCGTTAAGGAGTGGAATTATGTCAGATGAAATCACAACGGAAGTCGCTGAATCCGTAGAACAACCAGCGGGAAAATCAAATATGTCGCCAGAGGATTTTATCCAAAGTCGACTCGGTGGATCTAAAGAAGTAGAAACTGCTTCAGAAGAAACGCCTCAACCAGAATCAGAGGAAGTAGAAACTTCAATAGAAGATGCTAATGAAACTGATACAGTTGAATCGGAGGAAGAAACATTAGAAACTTCCGAAGATGTTCTTTCACAGTTTAATTTGGACAATTTGTCTGAAGATGAAATAAAAGAGTTGTCAGAAAAACTTGGTAGCCGGGCAGTATCTCGTTTTGGCGAGCTTACGGCTAAACGCAAACAAGCGGAAGAAAGGCTTATCGAGTTAGAAAGCAAACTATCTGAAAATGAATTAAAAAATACTACTAAAGTAGAAAATAATCCATATACAGATCTAAAAACTATAGATGAATTAAAATCTAAAGCTCAAGAAGTTAATAACATTATTGAATGGGCAGAAGATATATTATTTAATTCAGATGGATTGGCTGCAGAAGATCAAGTAACTGAAATAGAAGGTAAAAGTATTACCAAAAAAGAAGTTCGTACTACTCTTCAAAATGCAAGAAAAACTAGAGATAAATTCTTACCCGATCAATTAAGGAATGTTCATAAGATTGAAAATGCTGCAATGATGAAAGAAAGCTTTGCGGAACAAGCTGAAAATGAACTGCCTTGGATGAAAGGTGAAGATAATGATACTAGACGCAAATATGAGGCAATGATTAAAGACCCTCGATTTGTAGAAATGGAACAATTAGTTGATCCAGAAGTTGCATCTCAATTAAATTATATAATAGCTCACGCTGCTAATAGTTTATATGCAAGAAAGCCGATCTCAGAAAAAAGCAATACCAGTAGGTTAGATCCTCCTAGTAATGCAACATCTTCAGCGGGTACTCCAGAAAAAACTGCAACTAAGTCTGTAAAGGCTTTGAAAGAAATATCCCAGCGATTCAAGTCTTCTGGTTCAAAAAATGATTTCATCAATTTAAGAACCCTACAATTAAAAAATCGTTAATCCTAAATAGAAAGTAAAATATAATGTCATTCTCAAATACATTTGATACTACATCTCCAGGATCGGCTGCTTCTAATCGTGAGGATTTGACAGATGTTCTGACAATCCTTGCTCCTGAAGAAACGCCTATCCTTTCCTCCGCAAGCAAGCAAGCCGCTACTGCAACTCGCAGTGAATGGACTGTTGACAGCCTTTCTGCTCCTGTTATTACAGGTGTTTCAGAAGGTGCTGATGTAACAGCATTTACAGATAAGTTCGCTGGTCGCGCTCGACTTGGTAACAATACTCAAAAATTCCGCCGGGACTATATGGTATCTGATCTGCAAGAAGCAGTTGATTCCGTAGGACCTGCAAAGATTGCACAAGCAGAAGCTAAAGCTATTCGTGAAATCAAGCGTGACATCGAAGCTACACTTTCTGGTACTCAAGATGAGACTACAGAAAATGGTGCTGGTGTTGCAAATGGTCTTCGTGGTCTAGGCGACTGGTTAGATGGTGCTGCAGGTAGTGTTCCTGCTGCGTTTCAAACTCCTGCCGCAAGTGTATATACAGCTGCTGAAGCTAATGCAACTCCGTTTAATGAAACTGCTCTTAATGACCTCATTACTAGCATCTTCACAGTAACTGGAAGCACTAACAACCTTATGCTTATTGCTGATACTGGCTTACGTCGTGTCATAAGCGATTTTGCTCGTTTTGGTGCAGACAAACAAGATGGAACTAATGCTGGTGTTCGTACCGTTAACTATAATGGTGACAGTGCAAAAATTAGCCTATCTGTTGATTTGTATCAATCAGATCACGGAATTGTTTCCGTTGTAAATGCTAACCCAGATTGCACACCTAGCTTTGGTGGTAATACAACAACTGGTTCTGGCTACCTCATTAACCCAGAGTACTATGGTGTTCACGAGCTTATCGCAATGGGAAGCACTCGTCTACCTAACCTCGGTGGTGGTGAGCGTGGCTTCGTAGATTGCGCTTTGACACTTGGTGTATACCACCCTGGTGCTCACGGTGTTATCCAAGACGTAACTTAAACTAAAGGAGATATAATATAATGGCTATTAACCTAAAAAAAATTGGTGACGTCCAGACATTAGCTCTAGGATACACGCACGAAGCTACAGTAGAAGCTTCTGCATTCTCAGCCTCTACTGGCGCACAAGCTCTTGCATTTAATGTTGGTGGAGGAGCTTTGGCTGGTACAGTTGGTAAATGTGCAATCATAGTTGACGAGTTAGTTACAGCAGCAGTTACAGATGGCGGAGCTGCCATCACTGATGCTACTCTAGCTGTAGGCGATGATGGTGATGCTAACGGAATGGTTGTTGAAGTTGATGTATTCAGCGACAGCACAAGCCTTGGCAAAATCTTTGCTAACAATGGTGCTATTACACAAGCTGGTAACCACTTGGTTACTGTACTTAGCGTAACATCAAATGGTACAGGCAGTGGACTCGGTGATGCAGCAAAAGGTAAATTCCGCTTTTTAGTGGAGTACTACCCAACAGCTGGTCAAGGGTTCTCTAACTAATTAAATTCTGGTTGGGGGGCGCAAGCCCCCCACCTTTTTTAATATGGATATAATTATTCCTAATATAAAAAGATACTCTGATGGTGAAATTGATCGTGCCTTTATGAAGGAGATCAAAACTGGGTTTAACCTAGAAAAACAAACTGAACAAAGACGAGTAGAACAAGCTCGCAAAGAAGCTAAAGAATTAAAAGGTACAACTAATAAAGCACTTGGAAAGCCAGTTGCCACAATACCTGCTCGCGAATTTTTTAGGCTTACAGAAAAATATGGACACGATACTGTTCATTCAAAAGAATTTATAAAATATTATAACAAAAAATTTCCAGACCTAAGTCCCAATAAAGCATAATGCAAGACAGAACATATAGCGATTTATTATTTCTTGTACAATCCCTAATTGGTGCGGGTAACCTAACGACAGAGGAACAGGGATCAATAGATAGTTTTATAAATCGTAGAGCGCACGAAGCATTTCAAACTAGCCAATCGTGGCCCAGATTTTTAGTAAGTTCAGAAGAAAGAAATATTATTGCATACGTTCTTTCGGGGGCAACATCTAGTACTATAACGGACGTTAATGCTAATTATAAATTTATCGGTCTTAACGACGGTGATATAGGCAAAGCAGGGACTAAAGTTTATGAGGATTCAAATCCATCCGCACCAGTTATTCTAATATATAAAAATAGCAGTAATGCTTGGATAGTAACCTATGATGCTGGATTTTCAATAAATGCTGATGGAACAGTAGATATTACTAGTGCTGGAACAACTCAATTTACTGAAGCGGATTCTGTAAAAAAAGACAGAGTTGAGGATGTAGAAACTTGGACACCAAGAGCTGGCTCAGACGTTCTTTCAGTTTCTGCTAAAAACCTTATTCCTTATGCTCAAACCAATAAAAATAATATTGGGGAGTTTTTAAAAATCCATCGCAAGAAAGCTTATATAAATAACTCAAGTATTGAATATGATTTTTTTGTGGATTCCGATGGAGGTAATATTTTAAATATTGCTAATACAAGTGATGGTACAGCTTTTGTTACTTATAAAAAAGAATTACCTCAGTATACAATAACAAGCACGGATATACCAGGAGAATGGTTCTTCTTTATAGCGCACGGCTCTTATGCTGACTTTCTAAGAATGGAGGGGCAAATTGAAAAAGCTCTTATTGAGGAAGAAACAGCACAAAAGTATCTAGCTATGGAGCTAGAAAAAATAGACAATATGTCTAACAATAATGTTTTTAGAAGGTTCTCGACTCACGGGACTAGACAATCAAGGTAAAATATAATTATGGCAAGTTCAAGAAATAACGCATTGGAGTTTAGCTCTGCAGGATCAGTTCTAGCAACAGATAGTGATGTTACTACAGGTAGTTTTGGAGCAATACAAATTTTAAAAGACACAACTTTAGGTACTGTAGTATCTAGCAATGTTGATCAAGCTACTCATACCGCCTTTAGTGGAAAAACTTTAGGTGCTGGAACTGTACTGTATGGACAATTTTCATCCGTTACAGTAACTTCTGGTTTAGTACAATTACACAGGGTTTAGTATGCATACTAGCCTTGATTCAGCCCTGGGTCGGCAGAGACGGCTGAACCAAGTAGGAGAGACTATCAGTTCGATAGCTGCTCCTGCGGCTGCATATAGTCTTCGTAGTCTTACTGGTGGTGATCCCAAGGTTGTTCGTGTACGCAGAGAAAGCGATAACACGGAGAGGGACTTCACTGCTTCTGGAATAAACTCTGGAGCTATGGTTGATTTCGTTAACTCTCAGACTATAAAGCCTCTTGATACTCGTGCATTAAATAGTGGAGGCTCTGGTGATCGTGATGGTGACTTCCAAATAGCAAGTGCAGCGTACTCACTAAGAAGTCTAGGGGATCGTCAGGCTACAGTAGCCGCGACAGGAGATACAGTTACTGCCGCTAATGGCAAGTATGTAGTACAGGTTCGTCGCTCATCTGATGATACAATTAAGTCCTTTGTTGCCGATGAAGTTACTGATGGTACGCTTTTAGCTTTTGTAAACGAAGATGTTAATGGAGTATTCCAAAACTCAGGGTTCGAATCTTTTAGTAACGCTTCTGCTACTGGATTTACTGCATCTAATACAGGTTCTACTGGTTTTGCGGTATCACCCCTAATAGGTAGTAGTGGAAATAGAATATCTGTTTCTTTTGACATAAATATTACAAATGGTTCTCCAAAAATTTCATTACGAACTGAATTAAGTTTTGGTTCTGACGCATCAACTCCAATAGAATACACTAGTTCTGGTTCTAAAACAGCTACAATTACAGCTAGTTCAAATTATGTAGGAATTGGATTTACTGAAGGTGATGCTCCCTCAAACTTTACTGTTTCTAATTTTAAAATATTGAGTGATGGTTTAGTCCGCACTTGGTACGACCAAAGTGTAACTGACCAAGGCGGAGGTACAGCAACTGGTAATCACGCTACTCAAACTACTGCCGCTAACCAACCCAAGATTGTAAGCTCTGGGTCTTTAGTATCTAATGGTATAGACTTTGATGGTACAAATGATGTCCTTGAAACTTCTTTAATTCCACCCAACGCGGCAACCCTAATTGGTGTTGCTAACTGGGATACTGCAAGTAGCACTCAATTAATTGTAGGTGCTAGGGATAGCGTAAACCAAAGGTCATATTTAGGTAGAAGCAACGCTAATGTTAGTGTAATTGGAAATCAAAATGGCACTTTGACTGGAGGAAGTATCTCAGTAGGATCAAACTTTGTTTTGTTTGGTGTTCACGATGTAGGTAAACGCTTACTTTCTACCAATGGCACAGTTGTTAGTAATACATCTGGTGCAGCCTCTAACAATACAAATCAAGGTTATATGATTGGTGCGCTTAACGACGCAGGAACAGCCGTTGCTTTTTTAAATGGAAAGATTGCCGAAGTAATAGTCTACGCATCTGACCAAACAGACAACAGGGGTGCATACGAAGGAAACATAGCTGACCATTACAGCATTACTGGTGTACCTACTGGTGCTAATACTGTAAATGGTTTTGTTGAAACTTGGTATGACCAATCAGGTAATGGTAATGATGTTACTCAAACAACCTCTGGCAAACAGCCTAAGATTGTAAGCTCTGGTTCTTTAGTAACAGTAAATAGTAAAGCTTCTTTTAAGTTTGATGGTACGGATGATTTCCTAGAAAGGGAAACTTATACGCAGGGTACTCTAGCACAACCCAATACATTTTTCTCAGTAGCTGAGTTAGATGCTTATGCTGACGAGAATAGAAAAGTATACGATAGTCATCTAAGTACTGCTAGAAATATGCTTCAATTAAATACCGCTGGTAATGGTCAATTTGCTCATTATGCTGGTACGGTTGCTGCAACTGGAGAAGATGCTGATGCAGATAGACACTTATTTACTTCTTTAATTAATGGCAGTGCTTCTAATTTAAGAATTGATAGTACATCAAAAACTACTGCGACTACTAACACTCAAGGAATGACTGGTATTATAATAGGAGCAAATCACGATGCCGCTCAAAATTTTTGGGATGGAGACATACAAGAACTTATTGTTTATAACTCCAATCAAACAAGTAATTTTACTGCCCTTGAGACTAACATTAACTCTCACTACTCAATATTCTAATGCCGTACTTAATATATACAAACGAAGAAGACGCTAATGCTCGTGCTGATGAAGAGGGTAAGGAGCTTAACTTTGACTACTGGCGTGAAGACAATGGAGTAGGCACGCGATGGCTCACAGCACCTGCCCCTACAGCCGAAGGCGAGTGGGCATTAGATGTTACTGACTATGACCTAGACGAGCAAGAGCAAGCCTCTACAGTTAGTTCTTATAACCCTGTACCTAGCGAAGGAGAGTGATGGAAACTATGCTTAGAGGAACAGTAGGATCAACAGGGTTTTTTGCCTGTATGGGACTACAAACCATTAACAGTGCAGTAAGCCTAGTTGTTGGGGTAGCTACCCTAGTGTTCTTAGGTTTATCTATTTACAAACTAATTAACGAAATCAAATGACCACTGAACTCATAGCTATGCTAGGTGGAGGAGCTTCTGGCTTCTTGTTCAAGTTAATTGGTACAATGGTTACTGCTCAACAGAACAATGTATCCAACCTACTAAAGAAGCAGAAAGCCTCTGATGATAGTGCTGATGCAGCGGCTAAACGCACAGGAGACGGTGGTGCTTGGGTACGAAGAGTAATAGTAGTAACAGTTCTATTTGGTGTAATCATAGCCCCCTTTATCCTAGCTCACAGCGATGAGGGTGTAACAGTAGCTAACGAGTACAGTAAGTTCTTCGGCTTCGTAAAGGGTACAACGTACCAAACTTTGCACGGGTATGTTATACTACCAGAGATACGCCAAACAGTTCTAGCCATAGTAGGTTTTTACTTTGGCTCATCCTCAGTTAAATAATATGAAAAAATGTACTGTATGCGACAAGCCTAAGAGCATCTGCTCTTGGTGCTCACCAATTCAATGGATTACAAAAATGCTAAAGAAAAGCTCTCTGAGCTCCGTGATAGCCTCGATGAGGTTCTGGGGAGTAAAAGTGAGGGACCTAGCCGGGAAGATGCTGAGGAGGCTCTCAAGACGGCTAAAGATGGTGCTAGGCGGGCTAAGAAAACACTTCTAGGTAAGATTAAGGATTTACCTGTAGTAGATAAGATAGCGCAGCTTGGAACTGCAGGTACTGTTGCTGTAAGTACCGCAGCTGTAACTCAGACAAATATAGCAGTAGACGAAACAGAGGTATTTGTAGCAAGTGTAGCTAACGATGTAGTACACGAGAGACTTAGATTCCCTCCAGTAATCAATAACTTTGTAGATTTTAGTGCCTTGGACTCCTGGGGCAGAGAAGTAATGAAGGAGAAAGTAGCCGAGGTAAAGGCTGAAGCAGCCAAGGTAGAGGC